CAAGGACTTGGACGTATCACTGCTAACAGCAACAGATACTACAGAAGAGTTAAGGTTACCAACCTTATGTAAGCGAGACGCTTATATTTCTCAAAGACCTCTGTTTGACAGGGGTCTTTTTTTATGGTATAATATATCTACAGTCGGAAGACTACAAACTAGAAAAAATTATGCCCCTTTTCAAAATAGAAAAGTCAGGAGTTACTGTACGTGACAAAAACCTGATTGAAGACTCATTACCAACCCCTAAAGAATATGCAGGGTGGAAATTTAAAGGATATAGATGGATCAATCCATCAAAGTTAATTACAAAACACAACGGATTTACAGATAACTCTGTTCGTAGAGGTGGAACACCAGAGAGTGAATCTCTTGAAGAGTTATTGAGAAGAGGATTGAATACAGAAAAATTAACTATTTCTGTTTGTCCAGATAATAATGTGATAAATGGATTTACAAGAACTGAAAAACTTATTGCGATAGGTTTCAAAGAGTGGGTAGTTGCTGTCTATGAACCTGATGAAGATACAAAAACTGAGTTTCAAGAAGATCTTGGAGACTACTTAGATGATATGAGATTAGGTGCAAATGAAGGAGATGGTTCTACTCCTGCTTCTACAGAGGATTTTCAAGAGATAGGTATTAAACGTTTTGAAAATAGAAAAGATAAATCATCTTTAGCTGTTTCACGTTGGGTGAATAGTATACCTCATCCTTTCTCAAAAAAACAAGTAGAAGGAATTGCTAATCATGTAATGAAGCACCACAAAAGAAAAGGAGTTGTGCAGAAATATAGTCGTGATCAAGCAGAGAAAACAATTGCTAAATTACTACCTGATGCAGAAGTATTAAATACAAAATCAAAAACTTACATGACACGTATGTTTACTGAAAAAATTATGCCAGCAGTAATTTCTGGTAATGATCCTATTGAGTTTGTTACTTTTCATAGTGATGCTACTACACATAAAGAACTAGAAGACGCTCGTTCAAATACTAATACATACTTATCAGAGTTGCATCTTAGACTTATAAAATATGGTAACGCATATAATAAGAATCCTATTCAAGGTTGGAAAAATCTAGGTGCTCTTGCTCAAAAAATAGGCAAAGAAAAGCCTAATACATTAGCGTAATAAAAATGGAAAAAGATCAAAAGTGGAATGACGCTCTTACTATTTTTAGTGAGAGCGTTCATAAACCAGATCCTAAACTTAGGAACTGTGCTCATAACCAGAAATGTTACCATGAGCTGATGGAAGTACGAGAACAGGTACTTTCTTACCTAACTACTATACGAAGGTAACCATAGGAACAATGAACGGCAGACTTTCAAAAGTTGATATGACAAATAGGTTATTTCAACTAAAAAGAGAATTGGATTACAAATGTGAAATTGGTGAGATGGGAGAATGGGAGTGCAATGGTGCTAGAAAATATATGAACAAAGCAATGGATACTCTTGATGAGTATTGGGCATAAATATAAAAAAGTAACCATGTAATGCCAACTAGAAAATCATTACATCCTAGCACTTGGAAAGAAGTTTCTGATAGGAATTTTCTTTCTGTCATTGGGTTTAAGTTTGCCTTAGAGCGTTGTCCTAAGGTAGATTTTTATTGCAATGCAGCAAACTTACCTTCTATAACATTAGGTGTAGCAGAGCAACCATCATATCTAAGGAATATTCCTGTACCTGGTGACAAGATGCAATTTCAAGATTTGCAACTTTCATTTATGGTAGATGAAAATATGGAAAACTATCTTGAGATCTATAAATGGATTACAAGTTTAGGTTTTCCAGAATCATTAGATCAGTATGCTTCACTTGCGGATGAGAAAAATTTATTACCTAAGAGTGATCCTAGTGATACTTTCAATGAAAGATCTGATGCTACTCTTATCGTATTGAATAGCGATTACAATCCTTCAGTAAAAGTAAAGTTTAGAGATATGTTTCCTATTGAATTGAGTGGTGTTCCATTCGATGCAAAAGCAGAGCAGCAAGAATACTATACAGCAACCGTTACCTTTAAGTATACTATGTTTAATGTGATTGATGTCAATGGAAAGAAAGTCTAACCCCTGTAGCGTAGAAGCAATACAGGCAATGTGGAATAAAGATTCAGTAATGAATCAGGATGAACTTGATAATGAATCCTTACGTATCCCACAGTTACATTGTAAATATTACGACCTATATAATACGATACTGCTCATGCGAAAGCGTGATGAACAGCAGTATGCAAGTATTCTATTAGAACGTAGGAAGTATTACACTGGGAAAGCAACTGCAGACATATATGCAGAAGAACCCTTTCCATATAAAGTCAGAGACAAAGATGACTTGAAGTTGTATCTTGACTCAGATGAAAAACTGACAAAGACTAAACTCAAGATCGAATACTACGATGCAATGCTCAAGTATCTTGAAGAGATACTAAAGCAAATTTCTAACAGAACCTATCAAATAAAAAATGCTATTGAGTGGCGAAGGTTCTCTTCTGGTTATGGCTGATCTTGTTATCAAAAAGAAGAACGAAGTATTTCTTGAGATAAAATGTGATCCTCATATAAAACATGAACTATCGGATGAGTTTACATTCGATGTACCTGGTGCTAAGTTCATGCCACAGTATCGCAGTAAGTATTGGGATGGTAAGATAAGATTATATAACATCAATAAAGGTGAGATATATGTAGGACTTCTAGATAAAGTTGCGTCTTTTTGTAAGAGATATAATTATCAATTTGAGTTTGAGGACAATAAACATTATGGACTTCCGTATCAAGAAGATGAGAAGATTGGTCGAGAAGGAGTAAAAGATTACCTTACACATATATCAAAATATAAACCAAGAGACTATCAGATAGATGGTGTCTATGATGCACTAAAAAGAAATAGAAGACTAATTATATCACCGACTGGTTCAGGTAAAAGTCTTATGATATATGCTATCACAAGATACCATGCTGAGAGTGGCAGGAAGGTGTTGATAGTTGTTCCTACTACATCTCTGGTCGAACAGATGTATAAAGACTTTGAAGACTATGGGTGGGAGAGTGAGAGGTATTGTCATAGGATATATGCAGGAAAAGATTTCTTGAGTACTAAGGGTGTAATTATATCAACTTGGCAATCCATATACAAACAAGATAAGAAGTGGTTCAGACAGTTTGATGCTGTTGTAGGTGACGAAGCACATCAATTCAAATCAAAATCTTTGGTAGGTATCATGACTAAGATGTATGATACAAAATATCGTTATGGTTTTACAGGTACATTAGACGGTACACAAACACATAAGTGGGTGCTAGAAGGTTTGTTTGGACCATCTTATAAAATTATCAATACAAAAGATCTTCAGGATGCAGGATATCTTGCTCAACTTATTATAAAAATATTGTTACTAAAGCACGAACCTAGAACGTTTGAGGTATATGAGGATGAAGTACAGTATCTTATAGGTCATGAAAAAAGAAATAATTTCATAAAAAACCTAGCACTAGACTTGAAAGGTAATACTTTAATACTCTACAGTAGGGTGGAAACCCACGGTCAGGTGCTATATGATCTAATAAATACTAATGAACGTAAAGTTTTTTTCGTTCATGGTGGTGTAGACGTTGAAGAACGTGAACACGTACGTCAAATTACAGAACAAGAAAACAATGCAATTATCATCGCTAGCTACGGTACTTTTAGTACTGGGATTAACATTAAGCGGTTGCACAACATCATCTTCGCCAGTCCCTCAAAGTCCAGAATTAGAAATCTCCAATCCATTGGGAGAGTCCTTAGGAAAGGTAGTGGAAAAGTAGAAGCAACCTTGTACGATATTGCTGACGATTGTAAGAAAGGGTCAAAGCAAAATTATACTTTGAATCATCTTATCGAACGCATCAAGTATTACAACGAGGAGAAATTTAATTATGACATCATCCAAATCAAAATCTGATGAACCTTACAGTGAATTTTTAGCGACTATAAAACTAGTAAGTGGTGAGGAAATTTTATCTAAAGTTATTATTGATAGTGACAACGATCAAAAAATTATAATTGATAATCCTGTAGTGTGTTCAGAAGTTCGTTCACCTGGTGCTCATATACCAATGGGGTATAAGTTTGAACCATGGATGAAAATGAGTGATGAAGAATGTTATATTTTAAATATGGATAAAGTTATTACTTTGTCTGAAATAAAAGATGAGATGGTTCTTGATACTTATTATTCAATAGTATCAAGTGGTTTCAAAAGAACTCATCCTGATTTAAACCGTAAGATGGGATATATAAATTCTGTAGAAAAGTCTAGAAGTATTATAGAAAAATTATATAATGATGATGATGCTTCTAAAGAACCTAAGAAGGATTAATAGATTGCTTCTGAACAGCGACACTGTTAGTGTACATGTAATTGTATATGTTGTCAAGCTGTGCTATAATAATCATATACAAGTTCGTACATAATGGCACGTAAAAGATCTGAACACTATGTAAATAACAAGGAGTTTCTTGCTGCCATTGTTGCTTACAAGCAATCTATCGTAGATGCAGAAGGATTGGGACAACCTAAACCAAGGATTACAAACTATCTGGGTGAATGCTTTCTAAAGATTGCCACACACCTCTCATACAAACCAAACTTCGTGAACTATATGTTCAAGGATGATATGATATGTGATGGTATAGAAAATTGTGTACAGTATATAAACAATTTCAATCCTGAGAAGTCAAAGAATCCTTTTGCATATTTTACTCAGATTATACACTATGCTTTCTTACGTAGGATACAGAAGGAGAAGAAGCAATTGGAAATAAGACAAAAAATTATAGAAAGATCTGGGTTTGACGAAGTTTTCGTCGCAGACGAAGCAGGTAAATCATCTGAGTACAACTCAATCAAAGATGCCATTCAGTATAGGTTCAACAACAGATGACTAAGTATCCTGTGTATAGAGTTTTTGATGAGAAAGGTGAACAGTATGCTGACTGTGGTCGTGAGAGAACTGCACAAAATTTGATTCTTGTTAATCAGTATGTTCAGAAATTGACATATAGGAGAATAGATGCTCCTAAACCTATCAATCCAGAGACAGTTGATGTTAGTGTAACTCCTATTGAGGAATTACCTGGTCAACAGGGATTACCAAAAGCAGTTGACAGACTTCCTTTTGAACCAGAAGAAGAACTTGGATTACCACAAAGCAATTCTATTGAGTTTTAATTATGAGACTAACACAAGAAGTCATTGACAAGATTCAAATTGCAATGCAACACACCAAAATGAATGGTGATTTGAACTGGAGAGATGGTGACGAGATAGACGTATCATTAGGTGGAACTTTTGCTGGTGACAAATTCATAAGTATAACTAATAGAACAAGAAGTAACACAACTAAAAAATGAATAAAA